GCCCCAGAGCGCTTCCAGTGTTTCGACCATCGCGGGCATCTGGTCGCAGACGGCTGACGTTTTGCCGGTGATGTGGCCGATCTCCATCGAGCCAATGGCGAAAATGATAATGTATAGTGATGTCATGGTTTTTGTCCTTTCTTTTCGCTCATATACGCGTCGAAGTCGATGGCGTAGTCGTCGGTGATCTGGATGATGGTGTCGTATTTCATGGCGTGGTCTCCTGTGGTGTGTTTAGTAGATATAAGCTGCTGATCAGCAGCTGACAAGGGGGCCGGTGAAAAAATTTGCTGGATTGACCGCAGTGGCGCTGGGCATCTATGCTGGGGGTCCAAGAAAAAAGGCCCCACCGTGTGAGCGGCGGGGCCAGTTCAGGGAGGTCCATGGCGTGAGCACTCCCGGCAGTACCGAGCACTGCCACCATATCTCGCGCCTGTGCCTTCCGTCAACACCAGATGGAGTGGAAAATGAATGAAATGAAACAAGCCGCGGTACAGCTGGCAAAGGGTGGATTTTGGATTTTTCCGTGCCGCGCAGGCACAAAGATCCCTGCGATCACGGGCTACCTTGGCTCGCGCATGACCGTCGAAGAGGTCGAAAAGTGGTGGGACAAGAACCCAAGCGACAACATCGCCATGAACCCAGAGGCCAATGGTTTCGTCGTTTTGGACCTCGATCTCTACAAGGCTGAATGCAACTGGGACAAGGATCGGGTGCCGACCATGATGGTTCGCTCCGCGTCTGGTGGTGAGCATCACTACTTCGAGGACGCGGACGAGCGGTTCCCCGGCAATTTCAACGGCTACAATGGCGTCGACATCAAGCACCGGGGTGTTGTGGTGCTGCCGCCGTCTAGGTTCGAGCACGGGGTCTATGAGTGGGCCAACAATCTAGGAGCAGCGGAGCTGCCAGAATGGATGCCGACACGGGTCGCGGTGCAGATCAATGAGATGGCAGCAGGTCTGCTGTCTGCCAGCAGAGGGGCAGATGTCGAGCGCCTGATCGAGGTGGTGATGCAGGCCGACAACACGATCCCAGACCGCGACGCATGGGTGGCGATCGGGCACGGGCTGCATTTCGAGGCGCACGGCACACCATACGAGGACGCAGCACGCGATGCATGGATCGGGTGGTGCCGCCGCTGGGATGGCAGCGATGACGCCGACACGCTCGAGGTCGAGGCCATAAAGATGTGGGATCACGCGGCGGCACCGGAAGAGGTGCTCGCCAGCGGGCGCAAGCCGATGCGCGGTGGCACGGTCATGCATTACCTGCGCCCCAAGCCGCCAGAGCTGCCGCCGGTGGATCTGAACGATGGGGAGTACGTCACGATCGACGGCAACCAGCTGCTGCAGACAGAGCTCCCAGACATCGACTGGTTGGTGGACGACATGATCCCGGCGGGAGATCTGATCTCCATCGCAGGGCCCAGTGGCGTGGGCAAGACCCGCTACATCGCGTTGCTGATCGCCTGCCTGCTAACAGGGCGCACCGACCTGATGGGCCTGCCCACAGCCAACAAGCCGATCTCGACTCTGTACTTTGCCAACGAGGAGAAAAGTGAGGATCTGCAGCGCAGGATCAAGGCGGCGATGCACGCCAATGGTCTGGTCGGTGGGCGCAGGTCATGGGTCAGGGGCAAGGATGCAGGCCGCATCCGTTTCCTGACGCAGGATCAGGGCATGCTGGTGCCCAACCTCGAGCTGCTGGATCAGATCGTGGACAAGGTGAAGCGCGACGACATCGAGCTGGTGATCTTTGACCCGTTCAACACGCTGGGCGGCGAGGAAGAGAACAGCGCAGCCTCGGTCGATCAGATCATCTCGTGCTTCCAGTACATCGCGCAACACACAGGCGCTGCCGTCATGTTCATCCACCACACCCCCAAGGATCGCAGCGAGGCGCCGGACGCGCTGAGCGGCGACAGCAACGCATGGCGTGGCAGCGGGGCGATATTCTCGGCGCTGGATGAGGGATTCACAATGTTCCCCCTTCTGCCGTCGTCGTGCCGGGTAGGCAGGGCCGCCAAGGACAACCGGCGCACGCTCTTCCAGATGCAGCGCGACGGGCAGCTGGACCGGTACATCGTGACTGAGCACGCCAAGCAGCGCGAGGGCCAGACCCTGCCTGCCACGGCATACAAGTTCGTGTCGCACCCAGTAAAGCTCGGTGGCAAGCCGATCGGCGCGCTGCAGTGGGTGCCGCTGATGGATGCGGAAGGCGAGATGGAGGACGCGCTGAGCGGCGTCACGGCGCTGGCTGATGCTGGGCAGCGGGTGGCGTGGGCCAGCGCTCTGGTGTCGATGCTGGGCGAGGGGGAGCATTTTGTGACGCTGACCTCCATCGATCAGTTCTTCCGTGACAACCACGTCGAGCACTGGGACCACGACGGCAAGGACAAGATCCTGCGCAGCCGTGGGAGAGGTGCAAAGCTGCTCGAGGTGCTGGCGTCGCAGACCCGTGCGGTGAACCATTTCGTGGCGCTCGATTGGGGTGAAAAGCGGTCGCCGACGAAGCGGCTGAAGATCTTGATTAGGGTCAGCAGCTGAGGTGCAAGGTGCAAGAGGTGCATGCACCTCGTTCTAATGAAAGGTAATGAAATCAATGGCTTACATACGTTTAGGTTTTGCACCTCTGCACCTAAATAACCCAATAAAATCAATGGGTTATTTAGGTGCATACACTGCCCCCCTAAAGGGGGGCCCTATGGTTTGCACCTCGGGCCCATTTAGGGGCGGCTTGCAGGGGCTCCAGCCAACCAGATTTGTAGGTCAAAAAATACAAAGACCTCGGTCGATATCTGAGGGAGAAGTTTCAGATAGACCGAGGCCTTCGGAGCTGTTAGGCTCTGCCCACACCACATGAGCAAGGACACAGTAGCATGAGCAGCATTCGTATTCTAGGGGTAGATCCCGGTCAGACCGGCGGTCTGGCGATCCTGCACGGCGGTCGGCTGGTCAAGGGTACGCGGATGCCGGTGGTGGAGCTGCGCGGCAAGAAGCAGGTTGATGCCCGGGCTGTCGTCGATTGGTGGAGCGATTGCTTGGTGCCGTTTGATGTGGCGGTGATCGAGGCTGTGCACGCGATGCCGAAGCAGGGCGTCAGCTCAAGCTTTCAGTTCGGTCGGATGCTGGGCGGCATCGAGAGCTTGGTGTTCAGCGTCGGCAAGCCGGTGCACTACGTCACGCCTGCATCGTGGAAGAAAGCGATGGGCCTGAGCAGCGACAAGCAGGCCAGCATCGACGCAGCCAAGATCATGTTTGGCGCATCTGCAGACGCTCTGCTCAAATACAAGGCCGACGATGGGGTTGCCGAAGCGGCCCTGATTGCGGCATACTGGGCCAAACTGTAAACAGGAGATCAGCTGTAGATGGCTGCGAAAAAAGGCACGATGCCGCCGAACGCCGGGCAAGGCCGCCGAAGAGGCTCCAAGAATAAGACCACGGTCTTGCTCAAGGAAGCTATCGAGGAGAGCTTCGCCAACGTCGGCGGCGCGGAATACCTCACGCAGATGGCGCAGCTCGAGCCGCGAGCCTATCTTGCGTTGCTGGCCAAGATCCTGCCTGCCAAGATCGAAGCAGACATCAACGTGTTTCAAGGCGCAGCGCTGGTCGAGCGGCTGCAGCAAGGCAGGGCGCTGGCCTCACATGCGCTGGAGGACGCCGATGACGAACACCGCGTACACTAGCAAGCCGCACAAGTGGGGCCCAGCGCTGCCGGGTCAGGGCAGCGAGCAGATCTGCACCAGCTGTGGGGCGAGAGCATCAACAGCGCCGGAGCAATGCCCGGGGCAGCACGAGGCGGCGATCACCGAGACGGTGCATGACTATGACCCGCTCGCATGACCTCTGGATTGAAGTGCCCGAGATCGATGATGACGTGCTCATGATCGAGACCAACGACGCAGGCGGGCCGCCGGTGCTCTGGCTCGAGCGCAACCACGACCCAGACCCACTGGTCTTCAACTGGGGGACAGGCCGCTACGAGCGCGCCGCCCGTGTGATCATCAGATGACCGACCTTGCCGAAGCCAACAAGCAGATCGCAGACGAGATGGCAGCCTGCTACGCAGACCCGCTGCGGCATGTGCTTGTCAGCTATCCGTGGGGCACTGGGCAGCTCAAGGGCCGCAGGGGCCCGCAGGACTGGCAAAAGGAGCTGCTTCTCGAGCTGGCCGGTGAGGTCAAAGCCAGAGGATTCGATGGCATGAGCCCTGTCGCCCCCATCCAGTTCAGCACCGCGTCGGGGCATGGTATCGGCAAGTCGGCGACCGTGGCGTGGCTGATCCGCTGGATCATGGACACCAGGCCGTTCGCCAAGGGCGTGGTCACCGCCAACACCGGCGAGCAGCTGCGCACCAAGACGTGGTCCGAGCTGGCCAAGTGGCACGGCATGGGGCTGACCAAGCATTGGTACGAGCTCAACAGCGGCAGCGGGTCGCTGAACATGTACCACAAGGATTACCGCGAGACGTGGCGCGTCGATGCGTTGACCAGCCGCGAAGAGAACAGCGAGGCGTTTGCGGGCTTGCACGCTGCCAACAGCACGCCGTTCTACATCTTCGACGAGGCCAGCGCCGTGCCTGATCGGATCTACGAGGTGCGAGAGGGCGGTCTGACCGACGGCGAGCCGATGACCTTCGACTTCGGCAACCCGACGCGGAACAGCGGTCGCTTCTACCAGAACATGGCGGGCCGCTTCCGCAACAACTTCATTCGTCGCTTCATCGACAGCCGAGACGTGGAACAGACCAACAAGGAGCTGTTTACCCAATGGGAAAAGGACTACGGCGAGGACAGCGACTTCTTCAAGGTGCGCGTGCGTGGCATGTTCCCGGACGCTGGATCGCTGCAGTTTATCAGCGCTGGCGATGTCGAGAGGTGCATCGATCTCGAGGTGTTCGTCGGTCCCAGTGAGCCATTGGTCATGGGCGTGGACGTCGCCCGGTTCGGCGATGACAGCAGCGTGATCTACCTGCGGCAGGGGCGCGACGCGCAGAGCCAAGGCATTCACGTTTACCAGCAGGTGGACAGCATGACGCTGGCATCCGAGGTGTCGCGCATCGCCAACGAGAAGAACCCCGACGCCATCATGGTCGACGGTGGCGGCGTCGGCGGCCCGGTGGTGGATCGCCTGCGCCAGCTTGGACATGATGTGATCGAGATCAACTTTGGCAGCAAGGCGACGCAGAAGGGTCACGCCAACATGCGCGCCCAGATGTGGGCCAACCTTCGCGAGGCGATCAAGCAGGGCATCCGCCTGCCAGACGACGAGGATCTCAAGACCGACCTGACCGGCGTCGAGTACGGCTACAACCTGCGCAACGAGATCCAGCTCGAGCGCAAAGAGGACATGAAGAAGCGCGGCATGAGCAGCCCTGACATGGCTGACGCGCTGGCGCTGACCTACGCCTTGCCTGTCAGCCAGACCCAGCGGTCGGGGTATAGAGGCGTGGACTACCAACAACCTCAGGGTGATTACGACCCGTTCTGAGGCTGATCTCGACACGCCGCCCGCTGTCGTGTACATTCGCACCATGACAGACGCACTCGTGATCTTTGAGCATAACAACCTGCACCCGTTCGGTGGCCTGTTGAAGCAGGGGTATCGGCACGTCTGGTGCGCCGTCATCGACGACCGCCAGCACTCGTGGGTTGGGCACGACATGCGCCTTGAGGGCCACGTCACGACCGTGCTGTGCGAGCCCGACTATCCGCTTGTGCAGTACCTGAGAGACCAAGGCAAAGAGGTCATCTCGATCAAGCGCAGGGCCACCCGCGCGCCCGGCCCGTTCATTTTGAACAGCTGCGTCGGCTTGACCAAATCCATCTGCGGCATCAGGTCATTGGCATTGACGCCGTGGCAGCTGCGTCAGCACCTCATCAGCATCAAATCAGGAGACATCGTATGTCACGCCTCGCCATCTACCTGACACTGCCCGGCTTTGGTGGCGGCAGTCCGCCCCCTCCGCCGCCTCCCGCGGCACCACCGCCTGCACCGACGATGCAAGACGCTCAGAGCAGCCGCGCCCGGGCCGACGCCAGCCGTCGAGGTCGCATGCAGCAAGGCGTAGGTGGTAGCGTCCGCAACGTCGGCGGATCGCAAGGCCTCGGCATCGGCGATACCCAGCGCGCATTGAAGTCGCTGACGGGGCAGTGATGTCACAGCAAAGAACAAACGCAGCGATCGTGGAGCGGGCGAAGGCGCAGGACACTGCGCCTCCGCCCCCCAAGCCGTCCCTGTCGGCAAAGTAAGGAACCGCCATGGTAGCGCAGACGCCTGAGAACCTGATGAACAGCTCGCTGAAGGGCAAGCGCGGCGCAATCTTCCTGCGGTGGAAGCGTCTCGAGGACGACCGCTCGAGCTGGCGGTCGCACTGGATCGAGATCTCGGATTACCTGATCCCGCGCCGGGGCCGCTACCTGCTCGAAAGCCAGAGCACCAAGGGCCGCAAGCGCAGCACCAAGATCGTCGACAACACCGGCGGGCAGGCGCTTCGCACGCTGTCTGCTGGCATGATGTCCGGCATGACCAGCCCGGCGCGCCCGTGGTTTCGCCTGCAGACACCCAACCCAGATCTGATGGATGCGGCTGGCGTCAAGGACTGGTTGGGGCAGGTCGAGCGTATTCTCCGCACCGTCCTGACCCGCTCAAACTTCTACAACAGCGCGTCAACCATCTACAGCGAGTTGGGCGCGTTTGGCACTGCTGCGCTGTATCGCCGCCGTCACCCCACCGACATCATCTCGTTTCGCGCGTTCACCGCTGGCGAGTACGTCATCGCCGAGGACGAGTTTGGCCGGGCGAACACGCTTGGTCGGGAGTTCACGATGAGCGTGTCTCAGGTCGTCGAGCAGTTCGTCATCCAGCGCGATGGTAGCGAAGACTGGTCCAACGTATCAAAGGCAGTCAAGCGCCTGTGGGATCAGAAGAACTACGACGAGCGCATCGAGATCATTCACATGATCCAGCCGCGTCGTATGGAAGACCGCGACCTGTCGCGCCCGCTGGACCCAAAGAACAAGGCGTTCATGGACGTCTACATGGAGAAGGGCTCAGACGGCGACAAGCTGCTGCAAGAGGGTGGCTTCGACACCTTCCCGGCCTATTGCCCACGCTGGGATGTGCTGGGCGGTGACGTCTACGGCGTCAGCCCGGGGATGGAGCAGCTCGGCGACATCAAGCAGCTGCAGCATGAGCAGAAGCGCAAGGCGCAGGCGATCGACAAGATGGTCAACCCGCCCATGGTCGGCAGCATGTCGCTGAAGGGCAAGCCGTCAACCGTGCTGCCGGGCGGCACGACTTACGTCGATCCGCAGCAGGGGACGCAGGGCTTCCAGCCAGCGTACACCGTGCAGCCTCGGATCAACGAGCTGATGATGGACATTCAGGAAGTGCAGAGCCGCATCCAACGCGGTTTCTATGCTGACTTGTTTGCCATGATGATCAACAGCGATCGCCGCATGATGACCGCAACCGAGGTCGCTGAACGCCACGAGGAGAAGCTGGTGCTGCTGGGCCCGGTGCTGCAGCGCCTGAACACTGAGTTCCTCGACCCGCTGATCGAGGACGTCTTCACGTTCGCGCTCGAGGCAGGCATTCTGCCACCGCCGCCGCCCGCGCTCGAGGGCGTAGACCTCGACGTCAAGTACATCTCGCTGTTGGCGCAGGCGCAGGAGGCGGTTGCCGCGTCTTCCATCGAGCGCACGTTCTCGTTCGCTGGCAACCTAAGCGCCGTGTTCCCGGACATCATCGACAACTTGAACGCCGACGAGGCTATTCGCAGCTACGGCGAGATCCTCGGCACCAGCCCAGACATCATGCGCGATGCCGATGAGGTGGCCGCCCTTCGTCAGCAGCGGGCCGAGGCGCAGCAGGCAGAACAGCAGATGATGCAGCTGCAACAGGGTGCGCAGGCAGCTAAGGTGCTGTCTGAAGCTGACACGCAGAACCCTAACGCACTGACCGCTCTTCTGCAGGGGGGCCAGCAAACCGTATGACATACAACGCATCAGATCCGGCACAGGTCGCCAGAGCGGAAAAGGAGGAGGCGGATCGCCAGCGCGATCTGGACTACATCCTGAAAGAGCCGCGTGGGCGCCGCTTCCTGTACGACTTGATCTATGGTACATGTCATGTAGGCAGGCTCAGTCACATCCCCGGCGACAGTGACAGCAGTGCCTTTAACGAAGGAGGTCGAGCCGTAGGTGAGGTGCTGCTTGAGCAAATCCGCACACAGGCAAAGGCCAAGTTCATGCTGATGCTCGAAGAGAACCACTTCGGCGAATAGGAAGAGAGGACGAGACGATGACTGAAGAGACCACAGGCGATCTACTCGCTGACACCACAGAAACAACCGAAGCCACGGCAGCTGACACCACCGCTGCCGATGCTTCCGCGCCTGCTGATGCAGGCGTTACGGATGCCGCCGATCTGCTGTCGGATGACGAGAGCGGTGGAAGTGAGGGTGTACCAGATGCGTACGCCTTCGAGCCGCCCGAGGGCCTCGATCTTGATGACGAGACCAAGGGCAGGATTGATGCGTTTGCCGACACGGCACGCGATATGGGGCTGACACAAGATCAGTATCAGGCCCTGATCGAGTACGACATCAATCGCGCGCAGCAGCTTAACGATGTGGCTGTTGAGAGCTGGGACCGTCAGGTAGACGGCTGGCGGCAGAGTGCCAAGGCTGACAAGGAGATCGGTGGCGAGAAGTTCGCCGAGAACCTCAAGGTTGCGGAAAACGCCCTCAAGCAGTTCGGCGACCCCGATCTGCGGGCGTTGTTCAAGTCGCCCAGCCCAGAAAACCCGGGCGGCCTTGCGGTCGGCAATCACCCCGCGATGCTGCGCTTCCTGAACCGCGTGGGCAAAGCAATCGCTGATCCAGCCTTGCTGCAGGGCGACGCCGCCCCGCAGACGGAAGGGACACTGAAGCGAATGTATCCGTCCATGTTTGACAAATCGGCGTAACCAAAGGAGGGCCCACAATGGCCACACTTAGCGTCAAGAACCCAACCCTCGCAGATCTCGCGAAGGTCACTGATCCCGACGGCACCATTGCGGATGTCATCGAGATCCTAAACGAGACCAACGAAATCCTTGCGGACATGACTTGGCTTGAAGGCAACCTGACTACCGGGCACCGGTCGTCTATCCGTTCGGGTCTCCCGACCCCAACTTGGCGTAAGCTCTACGGTGGCGTTCAGCCGACCAAGAGCCGTGCGGTCCAGGTGACGGACACCTGCGGCATGCTGGAAGATTACGCGGAGGTCGACAAGGCCCTCGTGGATATGGCGGGTGATCCTGCTGCCTTCCGTCTGCAGGAAGATCGCCCCCATATTGAGGGCATGAATCAAGAGATCGCGGACACCCTCTTCTATGGCGACGAAGCAACCGCCCCAGAAGAGTTCACCGGCTTCGCTCCACGCTACAATGATCTGTCGGCTG